GATTTAGTGAATTCACTTAAAATGCCCCCGGTTGTGGTACTTGCAGAAACATACACTCTTCCATATTGAGGTTCATCTAATGTTTCTCCACCATAAACATTTACGGCCTGAATGTCATTAAAATTTGCTTGAATTAAAGTTTTATAATCTTCAGCAGTGACCGCTCTATATTGTGTTTGATAATGGCGTGGTGCGCGATACTTAATAGATGATATGGTTTCTCGTTCACTTCCATCTCTGGAAGCAGTTAATGTGGACGTGCTAAATCTATATCTCTCACTACCAGAATACGCATTCAATTTAAAAGATTTACACCCATTAGCTGGTTCACCGTTTGTCACCATATAATCAACTTTTACAATATTTGGGTATATCGGGTGTTTTCCGAAAACATTATCACCAAATACAATTTCATAACGATCATCAAAATATGCTTGAACAAAGTATACTGTTGAATTTGAATTTAAATTATATAGAGTTGTTGCGTAGTTATACACACTGTTTGTGGTATCTTCTGATGATGCTTGCACAGTAACAACAATTGAATTTGTGTCAATATCTTTATTTGACAGAACAAATCTCTGTTGCATATCACCGGTCACATTAAAATATTCTGTTATAAAGGCACCTTCATAAATATCCGCTTCCGCACTAAAAGTAGATGCAGTTTTACGTGTCAATATTATATTATCTCTGTTTACAAAACTAAATTGATTTTTGTAAATATTGTCATCTTGAAATGTTACAGCAGTGAATGGAGTATTCTTAGGTATAGTTATTTGACCTAATCTTGAAGCCAGGGAAGAATCGTTAACGCTAGCCGTCAATTCTATTCTAGCTTTGGAGGATGAACGCGATCTTGGTAAATAATTCAATTCTTTAGAATGAGAAATAATAGTGTCTCGAACAACAGCACTATCTAAAAACATTTCACTTCCAACCATATTCAAGTAAAGAGCATTCAAATATGAATTGTATGCCAGCACATCTAGCAAAATGTTAATATTTGATCCTTCATAATTAATATCTTTAAAAGTATCTTGATTTTTCAGATAATTTTTAAATGATTCTTTTAATTGTAAAAAATCTAAATTTGCTGCGTTTAAAAAATCAGCCATTATCGGTTTCTTTCTATTATAATATTTACATCTGCTTGTTCATCGGTATTTATTATATTAAAAACAATATTTATTGCAATACTATTGTCTGCTTCATTTCCCAATGAAGAAGGTTCAATATACAAATCCGAAAGAGTATTTTGCGCAGTGTATATATTTTCGCTTGTTAACAATTCAATAGAAACAATTTCCACGCGGGGTTCATATGTTTCTATTGATGATTTTATCTTATCTTTAATTAGAAATATATCACTGTCTGTCACTATATTTTCAAATAATAATTTACGAATATCTGCACCTAAATTCGGTTTGTATAATCTTTCCCCTCTATTAGTCAAAACTATATTTCTAACTGATTGTTTTACCGCATCACGATTTATTAAACGAGTTATATTACCAGTCACGGGGTGCATGCCCAAATTATTAGTTAAATCTGAAAATATTACCTGTGTTAAACTAAAATCTATTGGTCGTGGCATTTATAATTCCTAACAAAGTGAAGTTCGTATTGCTTCTCTAATACCTAATTGAGAATCTGGTCTAGATGCACATGTGGCAGTTCGTGTTGAAGCATAACCAAATAACCCGCCTGCAATTCTATCAGATAATTGATTTATTTCACCTTGCAAAGCAAATAGCGTTGTATTTATCTCTGTTGTAACACTTTGTGTCAAAGAAGATACAGCATCCTCTAATGTAGCAATTCCACCGAGAATATCTCCTAAACTACCTTGTAATTGTTGCAATCCTGGCAGTAATGCACAAAAAGCTGCATCCGTTATACCATTAATTACTTCATTGGCTGCTTGTGTTCCCACTGCAACCACATCAAATATTGTATTTTGTATTCCTTCAAAAACTGCCGCCTGTAATTGATTCAACGCATTTGGGCCGAAATTTTGAACATTTCCAAGAGTTCTGGCAATCTGCACGAAATTATTTCCCAATCGTTCTTGAACCATGAGAAGCATTGTTATTCCGGTTGCATCCGCAAATACGCCCATAAGACTTAAAATATTATTATCAACTGTTCTGTCAATTGCCGAAAGACAAGAATTTATCCTACTATTCAATATTGAACCAGTTGGACCTAAATTATTCAAAATACCACCAATTCTACTACCAGAAGAAGTCAAAGAATTAACTCTTCTTTTTGCGTTAAGCATCAAATCCAACTCATATAATTTCGTTTGAGGAAGAGTGGCCATTCGTCTTATAAGATCATTGAACTGCCGTTGTTTTTGTTCTGCTCTGTAAACATTAACAAACATTTTTATACCCTCGTAAATGAAGTTATAGGTTTATGATTATATAATGTAGCATATTCTCTTTTCAAATTATTTTTATTGAAAGATATATGAAACCACGGTTTTCCTGTTCCACCGGTTTGATATTCAAGTAGCAATTGATCAAATGGAAGTATTTTAATTAATTCATTAGCTCTTTTAGGGTATTCATCAGAAGGTATCTTAAATTGAATATCAACGGCTTGACCTAATTCATGTTGAGAAATTTTTCCTGATCCTCTTTGTGGTCTAAAACCAGATGTTATAACAAATGAATTTCTTCCAAAATTATCGACTATTTTATCCAGAATGTTAACTGCCAATTCCTGTAAATTTCTGTGAATATCTAATTCACTTAAACCTACCTGTGGTTTAATTTCATGGGGAAATGCCGCTCTCACTGAAAGATCGCCGGCAGTGAAATATTTAGAAATTAATGTATTATATGATGGTTCATTCACCAGTAATTCGGATGAAACATTTACAAATGGCTGTCGTGAAATAGCCCCTTCCTGATTTGGAATAGCTCTACCGGCTTCTAAATCTTCTGAATATGACTGATCATTGGCATTAATATATGGTGGGGCACTTGTGTAATTAGGATATAACGGAGTATCAGATTGAGAATCCAGTCCATCATTTTCAATTGCAATTCGTGTCAATCGTGTATTTGGTAAAGATTCGACAATTTTAGGTTCGGCGACCGAAGCTCTTTCATTAGGAACAATAAGCCCCGTGGAAAGTGCCTGAGCGGCATCTGTTGCGATAGTGAGAGTTGGTGCCTGATTGGTTGGTGAAACCACGTCTGGTGACGACGCACCACTTAATGATGCTGCCACAACCGCAGAGGAAGCTCTATTCGCACCGTTCGCGTAATATGCATATTCCACTGCTCCACGCACAACAGGAACATGAATTTCATCCGAAACATATAATTTTTGTTCAAGATGCATATCTGTCTTCACAGAAAGTTTATCTTGTCCTTGAAGAACAATTTCATCGCCAGATTTCAGGCTAAAATTACCAACATTCAACACATACGTGTCAGTGACAATTTTATCATATGTGTTGGTCGATAAATTATAAAGACCAACATTTTTATGATTGAATTTACTTGTTTCCATCACCATGTTGTCTGCACGAATTTTTAATGTTTCTTTAACGTTTAAATTCATACATCCATTTGATATCATGTTGATGTCATTTTTGACAACAGCATTTAAGGAACCATTTATTTCCAGATTACAATTATTTAATACTAGTATATTACATGATCCATCAATAGTAACATCAGCACGTCCTTTAACATAAATGTGACCGTGTTTTTCAATAATTAAAAAATGTTCACCGACAATTTTTCTTACTTCATTTCCTTCACTGTCAATTTCTACGAATGTTCCTGATGGATGAAATCTATGATATCTTTCATTTCCAACAGTATCATCAAACTCTTGAACATGACCATTTTTAGTTTCATATACTTGATTGAATGGGTATGATGCATTAAAAGCGGAGCGCGGTTCATCCCAAGTATTATGACTCAGTGCAGTTGGAATATTATAAATTCTATTATTGTCTCTCGTTTCAACCGCTGTTCCTTCTGCAATACCTCTAGCCAATCTAGGAGTATCTTGTTCATTCACCTTTATGGTTTCAATATTTCTGGCTTGTGGAAAATTTTGTAAAGCCATTTCCAAATAGTTATTATTTGGTTCAGAAAATAATTCCAATTCTTTTTGCAATAAACTCATTTTATTATACCTATTCTGTTACACTATTGAAACCAAGATTATAATATGCACGGCCGGATACTCCGTTACCATCTCTACCATCTTGGCCTTTTGAAAATTTATTAGCGCCACCTGCACCTAAAAGATGAGCAACACACAAATAACCACTTAATTGTTTTGGTGGGGTTACATTTGTAATAGTTCCAGACCGCAACATTCTATTATAATTCATTCTACACAATTCATCCATTGCGATTTCTTGACAATTTCCTTGATTTTGAAGAAATATTTCTAGACTGCTAACACCATTTTTGCCTTTCCAATTACTAGGACTGCGAAGAACAGAATTAGATGATGTTGCGGTTGCGGTGTATCCCAAATCATATAAAGCAGCATTTCCAAACTGATATTTACCAATAAATCCAAATTGATTAACCGCACTGTAATTATTGTTAGATTCTCTTCTTCCCAAAGCAGCCTTAAATTGCCCATACTGTGTTTCGTTCAATGTTCCAAGAAATTGAACAGTTAAAGTTCCCGTTACATTTTGATTTACTTCAAGAGAAACACCCGGAATTATTGAATTTCCGCCGGCTTGATTAGATAATACTTGTTCTGCCGTTGCATTCTTCATACTTCCTGGTCTTGTATTAATGGCATTTATAACACCAAGTATTATTGGATATTGACCAACGGGACCATCTGCAAAAAATCCTAAAACAGTAGTTCCAACCAATAATCCGCTTGGTGAAGTGAAAGTTCCACCAGTGGTAGGTTTTAAATGAATTGCCCACGGCAAAGCATTAGTTGGTAATTCATTTACATCGTCAGTATGATAACCATACATTCTCACTCTAACTCTACCATTTTGTAATGGATCGGCAATATCTTCCACAACACCGATAAACCATGTAAACCCATTTGTTCCCATAAATTCAGGCACATTAACCATTTTTTATATTCCTCACGAGATATAATCTGTATTTTGTAATGTTTTTATGTCATAACCATTGAAGGTTTTTT